TTCTTTTTGTACGGAGACAAATTTTATTGATAAGTATCAATACATAGGTCTTAAATTTCTGCAAAGATTAAACAACTCAAGTGTCTTTTTACATTGTCTCGGATTGTACAATCTATCTTGTCCTTTACTTTCTTTGATATCTCCTCTTTTTATTTTGATAATGCCCTTTGTCATTTTAAAGTTGCGCGGTATTCCTGTTACCATTCATCTATATATTGACCATTTAAAGCAGGTATTAACCAACACAAGTTTATATAAACTCATCTCGGGTTTTAATAAAGTATCCTTCCAAGAAAAATCGTCTGCGGTTGTTTCTATCTTTATCTATTTTCTTCAAGTTTACTCTAACATAACATCTTGTATGGCGTTTTATAATAATATACATTCGGTATATGACTTTCTTTTGAAATACAAGGCACACTTGTCTCAGTCTATGAATCTGATAAACTCTCTTCAATACATGAAACTGTACCCTACCTATTACAAATTTTATATTACAATGGAATCCTATCGCTACAAAATGGAGTCACTTTATTCTAAAATAGAGGCGGTTGTTTTAACGGACTCTACCTTTGTTAAAATAGGACAACTAGGTTATTTAATGAATCTTTATTATGACTTTTTTATGAATCCAGACCACAATTCAACCATTTTATATAGTTTCTATCTTAACCAATACAACACAGACATGATTAGTGTTAAAAAACTTATAGACGATAAAAAGTTAAACGCCTGCAAATTTAAAAAGTACACAAAAATGAAGAAAATGTACTACTTGCCACATATAGATGGAGCCATAACGAATGACGTGGGCCTAAAGAAGAATCTTATCATAAGCGGACCAAATGCTTCTGGCAAAACTACTGTTTTAAAATCTATAATATTAAACGCCTTGATGAGTCAGCAGTTTGGCTGCGGGTGTTATAAATCCGCACGGATAAAGTGTTATGATACCTTCCATTCTTATTTGAACATTCCAGATACTTCCGGACGAGACAGTTTATTCCAGGCAGAAGCGAGAAGATGTAAAGATATTATGGAATTTATCAACACAAATCCTAATAAAACCCATTTGTGTATCTTTGACGAATTATATTCAGGTACAAACCCTAGCGACGCGGTTATGTGTGCAACCCTTTATCTAAACAACATGAATAATTTCAAAAAGAATGTTGATTATTTAATTACCACTCATTATGTTGATTTATGCAAGTCATTTGAAACGGATCAACAACTTTATAACATGAAGATGAAAGTAATTGAAAAAGAGGAATCCATTGAATATTTGTATAAGTTAGTTGAGGGTATTTCTACCATAAATGGCGGAAAATATATATTAAAACAATTAGACTTGTGAAATACTTTTCGTTTAAACCTAAATAAAAGAATATCATATTTATTCATAATGAACTTCTCGTCTATATTGGATATAAGCAGTTTTTTTATTGGAATGATTATCAATCTTATTTTGGTTTCTCTCATGTGCTACTACTTTAAACGAAAGTATGAGATTTTAGAGTTGGCTCAGACCGAGCAGGCTAAAATATTATACGAGTTATTAAGAAGAGAATCTCCGAAAAAGGTTGAATTATTTAAAAATGAAGAACCTCAGATAGACTATACCAATGATCCTCTCTTGAAGGCACGAGTGATTGATTCGGATTCAGAAGACTCTGGTTCCGAATCAAGCGATTCTGAGTATGAAGTTGAAGTTTTACCCCCTTCTCCTCGTAATAGTCCTTCTGGAACTCCACCTGGATCTCCGCCTGTATTTTCAGTAGAGTTGTCTCAAGAGATTGTAATGGACGAGCTCAAGACAGAGGAGTTGGTGATTGAACCTATGGAGTCTCTGGACCTAGGAGAGGTTGAGACACAGAAGGATACAAAGGAGATTGTAATTGACCAAATAACATTAGAGAGTCCTGAATCAAACTACAATAAAATGTCTATAAAGCAACTTAAGGATATTCTTACCTCAAAGGGAGTTAAGCCTAAGCATAACATGAAAAAGGATGAGTTGGTAGATTTAGTAAAGGATATTGAACAGGAAGTCACTATATAAAATATAAATTAATAATATAATGTGGGCTACTGAATATAAAACAAATAATAATGCAACCGATAGTTTTCCTGGTATAGTAAATGATGGCAGATTATTTACGCATTACACGCCCGACTCTATTGTAAATGAAAATATTAAAAGGGCTAACTTTATAAAAACAAATAGCGAATATAGAAAATATTTAACCGAAAATGCTCTTTCCATTATGAAAAACAATTACAATTCTATGATACTAGAAAATACAACACCTGAATTTACTCATATAAAAAATGGAACTCCTGTATTATTTAAAGGAGTACAAGATGATTCTACTCCATATGGTTATGAATACTCTTTCCCTAAGAACATCTTTCTTTCTAGAGAAAAATTAGATGATATGAAAAGACGACCCATGAAACCTAACTATGATATTTAAAGTTTCATTACATAATTCCTATACATTTCATTTAATTCATCCACTCTAACTTCTCGTGTTTTTGCTAACCTTTCGGCGCATTCCTTAATGATGGGTTGTATGGTTAGCAATAACGTTTTTGTTCTTTCATAGGCTTGGGCGATAATAGTATCAATTTCCTTATCAATCATTTTTCTATATTCATCAGATCCCTGCGGGTAAAATACTTTTTCTCCCATTCCATAAGTAAGGATCATTTGTTCGGCAATCTTTCTGGTGTACTCTATGTCTCGGCTTGCACTCGTTGTCAACCCTCCAATACAAAAGATCTCTTCCGCGATGCGGCCTCCAAGAAGAACCATGATCTCGCACTGTAGTTCTTGCTTGGTCGTAAGAACATTTTGATTGGTTTCAAATAAAGTAAAGCCGAGACACTGTGGAGAAAATAAATTGATACTTACCTTTACAACCTTCTTATATTTTGTTAGGAGTGCAGTGAAAGCATGTCCCATTTCGTGAATGGCTACTTGATATAGTTGCGATTCCGTAATTTTCTTTTCAGATGGATTAAACCCCGTATGGATACGGTTTGCAATCATTTCCAAATCTTGTCTCACCATTTGCGTCTTGTTATTTCTCAAGGCAAGGAGCATTCCCTCATTTAACAGATTCTCAATCTGCGCTCCAGAAAGTCCCTGTGTCATTACAAGCAAATCTTCCATTGGAATATATTCCATCGGCTTTCCTTTCATATGAATCTTAAGAATCGCCTCTTGTGTACTCTTGTCTGGATTTCCAATGTAGATTTTTTTATCAATCCTTCCAGGCCTGGTTAATGCATCGTCCAGTAAATCTACGCGATTGGTTGCACCAATAATAAAGATCCCCTTTGTACTTTTAAACCCATCCAGGTTTACCAACAATTCGTTCAGTGTTGAATCGTGTTCCGCGTGGCTGTTTTGGTCCGTTCGCCGGCGACAAACCGCATCAATCTCGTCTATAAAAATAATACACGGAACATTTTTAGAAGCCAATTCAAATAGTTCTCTCACCCTTGCTGCGCCAACGCCCACGTACTTTTCTTGAAACTGAGCGCCCGACACAGGAATGAATCCAACATTTATTTCTCCACTAAATGCCTTGGCCAAAAGCGTCTTGCCGTTTCCAGGAGGACCCTCTAAAATAATACCCTTTGGTGTTCTTACATTGTATTGACTGTATTTTTCATAATTAACCAAAAGATCCGAACATTGCATTAATTCTTCTTTAATCGTATCATAACCACCTACACTTTTGAAGGAATGTCCGGTATTCTTCAACACTTCAAAACTCTCACTTTTTGTATCGGAATCCGAACCAGAATCTTTATTGGAGAAACTATTTTCAAAAGACTCCTTATCAAAGGTAATGATTATTTGTTGTTCTTGGTGTTCGTCATGGTCCTCATTATTTAGATACTGATTAAAATATTCTTCGTCTGATATAGATAGTTCAATACCCGTCATATTTTTAATAATCCCCTTTTTTTGACCAATTAATTTTTTCATCAAACTCTTTTGCCGTGTCAACTTATTATCTATATCACGCAACTGATTTTTATTCTTGTTATTTCCATCATAAAAAATAGATGTTTTTCTGCTATACAGAGTAAAAGGCATAAACCCCAACGTTAACTGAGCGCATAAAACAAATACAACCCGCATTACATATATTTATTATTTGGGTTTATATATTTATTGTAATATAATGTGTTACAAATAAAATTGAATCCTCGCAAAATTATAATAATAAGTTAAAAATGGATCTCGGATATATCGCTTGCTTTATCGTTTGTTATGACGTATGGTTTTATATTTCACACATTATGATGCATCGCTACTTTTATAAAATTCACGGTAAATATTATCTAGAATCAGTCTTTCAAAGTCTTGGTTTTATTATACCCTTTATCCATTTAAAATCATCTCTCATATACCAACCGATCAACATAATGACTGCATTTGCATTTGTAAATGTTCGTGGGATCTTGAGACATAGGATACCTTGGTTAGGCGAACATCATATGTTACATCACAAGTATCCTACCTATAACTTTGGTGAATATTGGCTAGACGATTTATTTGACACTGAATATCCAAAAGACATATAAAGGCTGCGATCCAAAGTTATAAGTATGGGCCCAGTGTCGTTGATTTTTTATTCAATCATTAGTTTTTTTGTAGGTTTTACGGTGGGAACCTATATTTGCACCGCGTTTTCTGTATGCGGACCTTCCATAGAACATACAAAGTATATTTTGGGACAATTTATAAATGATATTGGTTATAGATTCACTATTATCCCCGTAAATTATGTAGACAAAGAATTGTAGGTTTATATAAATTGAATCATAATTAATTCATAGTTCATAGTTATAAAAATGGATCTTATTTCTTTTGAAGATTTGGTAGTGCAGCCATACAACTCTTACTTCAATCTTGAAAAGGAATTACAAGACGTAAAAGCAAAGTTATCACTGATGGAACAGCGATTAAAATACTTAGAGAAACCTGCAAAAAAATACAAAAAGAAACCTGCAAAGAAGGATACCGATGTAGAAGATTACGAATTAATAGCGAAAAAGATACAAAATGATGCTGATAGAAAGCTAAGATTGATAAATAGAAATGGACTTCGTAAGAAAAATGAAGAAGAAATGATTAAAAGGAAAGAAGAATGGGAAAAATGGGATAAAGAAAGAGAAGATGAAGATTTTAAAAAATATATGGAAAATAGACTTAAACAACTAGAAGAAAATGAACGTCGTAAGAAATTTGAAGAAGAACTAGAAAAGAAAAGGATAGAAAATAAAAAATATTACGATTCAATAAGAAAATATTGGATACCAACAGAAGAAGAACGTCTTAAGAAAATGAAAGAAGAAACAAATAGTAATATGGATATGACAAATTATTTTAAAAAATTAGAGAACAAAAAAAAGGTTGAAGAATATTTGAAAAGGAATGTGGATGATACGTATTTAAAAACTTATTGGGGGAAAAAACTATTGGAAAGATATGAAATATAATGTTAAAATTGATTTTTAATTATAATTCTCAGTATCTTATAAAAATGGATCATGAAAAAGAAATGGATGAAATAAAAAAGCAAATTGCTATAATAAATGAAAAAACAAGACTAATAAATGAAGAAACAAGATTAATATATGAGTCAATAAGACCTAAAATGATAGGTTGTATAGAAGAATTCTTACATAAAGAATGGCTTAAAACGGATTATGTAAAAGATAAAGATGTATGACACCATAATAAGATACAAATAATAATATTTTATCATAAAAAGCCAAGCAAAGGTTGCCGGAAAGCCAGGAGAGAAATCCGGGACTTTTTTTAAAAAGTTTTTGGGGCCTTCCAAAATAAAAAAAATTTTTTTCGGCCACCCTCTCTCCCGCATTTTATACTTTTGAGTTAGTCTATACTTTTGTATAAATGGTCTTGTAAAATATACGAAAGTATAAATGAAATGTATCCATAAAAGATTCAAGAAATACTATTTATACTTTTGTATAAAAATAAAATATTAATAATTAGTATAAAAATGGATTTCTTTTGCGAATGTTGCAATTATAGAACCTTTGTCAAAGCCAATTTTAATAAACATATGCAATCTATTAAACATCTGAAAGTTAGTCAAAAGTTAGGCGAAGTTAGGCAAAAGTTAGGCGAAGTTAGTCAAAAGTTAGGCGATTCTTTAAAATGCAAGTACTGTGAAAAAGTCTATAAACATAAATCTTCCTTATCTAAACATATTAAGTATCTTTGTACAAAAAATAAAACAGAGGATTTAACGGAGTTAGTCCGTTTATTAAATTTAAGATTAGAACAACAAGAGTATAAAATAGAAACGCAGACAAGCCAAATAGAAAGTCAATTCAAAAAGATTGAGACACAGTCCAAGCAAATTGACAAGTTAATGGGTAAATTAGAAATAAATGGATCCTTTAATACAACAAACATACAAAATATTACTTTACTTTCCTATAGAGATACAGATACAAGTCACTTAACAGATCATGATTATAAAAGTTGTATTAAGAAAGTAAACTATTGTGTAAAACATATGATAGAAAAGATACACTTTAATCCGTGTAAGCCAGAAAATATGAATATTTATATATCTAATATCAAAGATAAATACATTATGGTATATGACGGGCATAACTGGAACCTAGCAAACAAGAAAGAGGAACTAGAGAGACTTTATGAAGAAAAGGAAATGATGCTTGAAGAATGGCTTGAGACAAATCCAGAGAAGGAATTAAAAGAAAAGTTTATGAAGTATTTGAATAATAAAGAAAGTGATGAATGTCTCAACCGGATCAAGGAGGATATCAAGTTGATGCTTTATAATAAAAAGATGATTGAATGTTAATTAGAGACAAAGTATATTTTATAATAATGTCTCAACTTGATCGTGTGGACCAGATGAAGAAGATTCAAAGTGAAGCCCTTGAATTGTTTATCAGAAAAAATGCAGACTATGGCGATGCCTTTGCAAAGTACGGAGTCATTGGAGTACTAATGCGAATGGAGGATAAACTCCAAAGGTCTTTATCTATTACAAAGAACGGGATCCATCTCGTTAAGGAGGAGGGATTCCGAGACACGCTGATTGATTTGCATAATTATTCGGCCATGGCTCTAATGTTGTTAGATGAAGTAGAATAAAGAATTGACAACAGTATATATAATGTATCTTAGTATTGATGTCGGTATCAAAAACTTGGCCTATATTGTTTATGATGGCGAAAAAGTAGTAGACTGGAAGGTGGTTGAAATATGCGATCCAAAGTTGAATGCAAACCACTTGAATATGGTAGATTTAGGAAAGGGACTTTTTACTGCCCTTGAGACAATCATAGATAAGATAGATTTGATTTTAATTGAGAATCAAATCGGTCAAAATGCTATTAGAATGAAGTCTTTACAAGGAATGATTACCATGTATTTTATAACAAAGGGTAAGTACAATATACAGTACTGGAACGCAGGAAATAAACTGAAAAGATTTTTAAAAACAAAGACTACCTACACCCAGCGAAAGAAGATTGGAGTTAAGTTGACGCTTTATTTACTGGAAGAACACTTCCCTGAACAAATCGCCTATTTTAAGACACATAAAAAAAAGGACGACCTTGCAGACTGCTTCTTACAGTTATTTGATTATTTAGGAAAGAATGAAAAATTAAAGGACGATTTTTTTATTAAAACGATAAATTTATATAATGCGATAGATTTAAAGTTATAGTATATATTTTTATTCATATATGGAAGAGATTACTCTAGAATCATTTGATTTAAAACCATCGTCTGACTTTGGAGGAGGAATTGAATTCCTTATGAATGATAAACAAGGACAAATTAAAAAGGATCCATCGCTTTCTCTTGAGGAAGAGTTGAAGGAGTTTGATTTTTTAGGAAAAGATTCAAAGCCAGTTAGTATGTCTTTTGAAAGAGAACCTATTTCTATTGGACGAGACACGGCGTCCATGGATACTTTTAAACAATCAAATGACGGATACAGACACATTAATGAAATCAATGTTGAATCTGAAATTAAGAATGTGGAAGTAAAAACAAAAGAGGATTTGTT